AAAAGCACTTGCTGGCATTCCCGCATTAGTTTTAACTTTAAAAGTATTTGCCATTTATTCTCCTTATCCTAGTGCTATCGCTAATGGTAAAGCATTAGGGTCACTTTCTGTTATTGTTCCTGTAACTGACATATTACTCGTTATTGCATTTGAAGATATATCAATTTCAAATAATTCTACGTTATCTGTACCATCATTTATTTTTACTTTTAATTTTCCTGACGTCCCATTATCAACCCAGATTGTGCCTGTTGCTACTGAGTTAGGAGCAGATCCACCAATATGTGCAGTATTCAAAGCACCTAAAATTGAATTAAGTTCAGCTCTAAAAGTTCCGAATGCTTGGTTTGCTAGTGTTACATCTGTTACTTGTGACATATGTTTTTATACTCCTTTTTGATTAACTTTTCAAGCCTACTCCTGTAGCATTGAAATCAAAAGTTTTATTAATAATACTATTACTACTATTTTTGAATACGATGTCAAACCCTAGTTTCGATTTGTTGCTGATTACAAAAAAATCACCAGAAGATAGGTCCTGTCCTGTTACAGTTATATTTGGTATCTGGAAAAATCCATTAGTAAAAGTTACTGATTTAGTTCCTGAACCTGATGAAATATCATCTCCTGTTTCTGATCTTTTTTCTAAAACTAATCTAGCTTTTAGTCCTGTAACAACTGGTCTAGCATTATTATCAGCTGACGATAGCACTGTTCTAAATTTGAAAAATCTTCCTTTAAATGTTCCTTGTTGTGCTACTGTAGAAAAACTAGTTATGTTTGCTAGACTAGAATCGTCTGCACCTATTTGTATTATTGCATTATTATTTGTTGGAGCATTACCATCGAATGGAGCTTTAGCATTGTCAAAGAGTGAGGCTCCTCGACCTGAATCAAATAAATCATAAGGATCATCAGATTGCATAGTTAATTCTACTTGAAAAGTAGCATCATAAATCGCATCTAAAGAAAAAGTGTTAGCAAATACATAATTACCTGAACCTATAATATTATTAGGCAAACCACCTGTATCAAAAAAGAAACCACTAGAATCTGCATCATCAAAATTTCCAGACCTTGCATCAAATAAAGTTATTGTGTCTAATGTTACCGCTGGATTATTATTATTATCCTCTCCTCTAAAAGTATTTGTAAAAGTACCAGAAAAAGCAGTTTCTTCTTGTATAGAAGAAATATCTGTAAATGATTGTAATGCAATAACACTAGAAGTAATAATAGCTGGATTTGCAGATTCATTACCAAGTTTATCGACAGCTTTTATGTATAAATTAAAAGGTGGTTTAAGAGCATTAACAACTACACTATTTGATTTTCTTCTTGGAACTTGAACTAAAGGACTTGTACTAAACCATGCTGTAGTACCTGATCCAATAGAATATCTTATTTCATAAAACTCAATATCTAAATCATTTACAGCTGTCCAATTCAAAGACATCTGATTTGATCCTACCATAGAAATATTAAAGTCTGAAACATCTGATGGAGTATCTGTTGCACCAACTACCAGACGAGTTGCAGATATAAATGTTGATCTTACGTTTAAAGCATTTTTTGCACGTACCCTAACTTGATATGTAGCACCATCAATTACATTAAGAAGCTGATAATCTAAAGTTTTACCCTCACCAACTAATTTAAAATCATCTGTAACTGCATTACCATCTTTATCTAAGGTTTGTTTTACTTGTACTTCATAACCCTCTACAAATCTATCTGGAGAAGCTCCTACTGTTATCAATAATCTTGTTATTACTGTACCATCAGAATATTCAATCATATCATCATCTAAAGTTATTGATGATGGTGGAGAAATAGAAAAAGGGTTTGGTAAATTTGTCGTTGGAATATTTGGTTGTACTGTTTTTGATGCCCAAGAATAAATGCTATCTTGATGTTCTATTAAAGCTAATCCCATAGTGTAATCTTGATTAAATGTTGCTCCCATAACTCTAAATGCTTTAGCCGAGAATCCGAGTGAGCTGTGGGTAATATTAACGATATCTCCAATAGCTAAGTCATATGCTTTAGCACTTGCATTGATTGTAATTCTTTTTCCTTGTCTAGAACGTCTTAAAATAATCTCAGCCATCTCTTCTGCTTGATAAGGACTGGTAATTGTTTTGAAATCAAATTTTCCCTCTAATAAAAATCCACCATCAACACTTTTCATAGTTGCGTGTTTATCTGCTGTTGCAATATTCGATTCATCAATCGGAGGAAATTGGACCTGATCTACTTGGAAATTACGATCTGGATTTATAAATGATGCTATAACTCTATTATATTTATTATTTTTATTTTCACTTTCTAATTTTATACCACCAAAAATATCATCTTCTGTTAGTGTTATACTAGCTGATCCTGTTGTTTCTATTATCAATTTATATTTACCACTTGAATAGGGTAAAAATCCTCTACAACCTTGTATTAACTCTCGTACATTTTCAATAACTTTTTTTGATGTATCTAGTACAGCATTCGTATCAAATATGTTTATATCACTTGCACCGCTATATGGTGTTACTTGTGTTATACAAACTTGTGAAGCATCACGAAAACTTTGAAGATCGATATTTGCTGTTGGTATTCCTTTTCCATATCTTTCATTTCTTAAAAAATCTAAAATACAAAAAGCTGGATTAGTTGAGTATGTAGGACTAGATTCGTTTAAACTCGAATCCAAAGTAACTATTTTCTTACCTTTTATTTTAGCTTGTAACTTAGGTATGCTAGAAAAAGCATCTTGATTCCAAGTGAAACGTGCCGCCAAATATGCAATCCCAGAAAGTTTATGATTAGATGTCCAGCTAGATAGAGTTGATAACAAACTTGAAGCTGATTGACCATCTGAACCAAAAAAAGCCTGTAATTTAATTAGAGATTCAGCACTAGAACCCTCTACGTTTGGATCTGCTTTAAAAAAATTAGAATCACTTGAAGCAACATTTCTCTCAGTTCCATCTGTTAATGCACCATCAAAAGTAACTACTTTATCATCTACTCTTATTTCTTCTATTGAGTTTATTTCACCCTCACACATAACTAGAGCTACGTATAGGTAACGATTATCAGTACCACTAGTTTCTATAAATATCCTCGTGCCACCGAGTAATCTTTCTCCATAGCAGATTGGTATTGAAGCATCGTTTGACTGTTTATTAACTAAAATACCTTTTTCAAACTGATCAAAATCACTATCTCCAAAGTCTGGTATCTCTGGTATATCTATTAACCACCCTATTGCCTTTTCGACAATATCCATAACAAAATCTATCGCATCATCTATAATATCTATTGGATTAGGACACATAATTATAACCTTTTATTAAATACATTTCCTACTGTATCAAACTTTAGAAAATTGTATAATTTTTTTACTTTTTCTATTCTAACACCTACACTTGAAGCTGGTCTAAATTCTAACGCACCTTTTGATCTAGCCCATTCCTCTGATTTTTTTATTAGTTTTATTGGTAACATAATACTACCTCTTTTATTTGGTTTGATAAATAAACCTAAATCGAAACAAAAAATTTCATTACTAAAAAAATATTTAGATAACATTATAATCATAGCTCCTATTATTTCATTATCTTCTACTGCAACAAATCCTGTACCTTTAAAGTCATTCTTAAGAAGATAATCAAATTGTTTTTGTAATCTTTCTTCACTAAAAGGAATATCTTTAAACTTACTTTCAGACCACATTAGCTGACAAAGTTTTATTAAAGGTTTTATATCTTCTTTTTTCCAAGTTCTTATCTCCATTATTCTCTACCCCATTTAATATCTTGTACTGTTAATGCTGAAAACTCCATGCCGACATCTGTTGAAAAAAATTTTTGTTGTGAATTTGGATTAGTTTTTCTGCCATTTACTTTATCGAAATCTGCCCAATGTGAAACTACTGTGTATATTATATCTGTTTCTTCCTCTGTTTCTGTGATTTCAAACTTGTCTATATGACCATCATAAAGTAAAAAAGGATCAGCAATAAGTGTATTATTACTATCTAACATACCTCTAAATACTTTTACTGAATCATTAATAACATTTTCATTTAAAGTTATTGAAAGAAAAGATTGATTAACACCAGATATACCAAGTCTTAAAGATGATTTAGTTATACCTACTTCTTCTGTAAATTGTGATACACCTTGTAAAAATCCTGTTGGTGTGTATGTTACTGAACTACCTGATACAGAACTTGTTAATTCAAAAGAGCAATCAGTAATGTTTTGTGGTGTTGCGAAACCGAAAGTAATTAAATGTACTGGTCTTAATATATTAGTTGCTAGTTCATTTTTTAGTGCTGTCGTTAAGTTTCTCGTCATAAATTTCGTAAGTTGTTCTATTTATTTTTTCACTATCTTTTATCATAACAAAACTAAAACTTCCATCAGGGATATTATGCTTTCCTAAATCGTTTGTTTTGGTATTTATCTCAGTTTCATCAACAACTTTTTCAGCTATAACATCAACATTTATCCAATGTCTTACAAGGTATTTTGCCATTATAGAGCTTCTTCGACATCCAATTCAAACTTGTATAAAACATTCCCATCTTTATCTGCACCTACTTGTCCAAACTCTTGCATATCATTTATTAGATAAACTGTGAAAGGTACATTGTTATAAGTTACTGCTTCGTTGTTTGCTAAAGCACTCCTTAAAGGTGGCTCGATAGTAATTGTACTTGCATTCGATGAACTTGTTACATCTGCAACGATCATATAAACTTTATCATGACCAGCAAATTTTATTAGATCACCACTTTTAAATCTACCAGCTCCATCTCCAGCATGACCATCTATATCTATAGTAGTATCTCCAGCAGAGTGAACACCATCTACTAATATAGTTCCTGTTTCTGTTCCTCTAGTTGATGATATTTCTGGTGGTATGATTGTAAAATTTTCTTTACCTGATCTTTGTTTAATTATAAAAGCCATAAGCTCCCCATATATATCTGATCTTTTTCCTGTAATTATATCTGCTGTGAATCCAAATTTCTGTCCATCTAATTGTCTTGAAAATTTTTTACCACTTGCAGATTTTGATATTAAAGTTTTTTGATTACTTTTAATTGTTGCCACTCTGAAAGCCGCAGTTGATATTGGAAATGCACCAGCCATTATATTAAAGCCTCTCTTCCTCTTTCATTAACAGATTCATTTATAATTCTAGAAATAGTAC